ATCATAAGACAAAAAAAAGCCCCACCCCGTGAGGGGTGAGGCCATGGGGTTAGCGTACTGCGTCAGGTCCAAGGGCAAGAATTGCCTTAAGCAGATTCGCCCACTGCTTGGCACGCCGTTCTGCTGGGTAGCAAGGGTCAGTGCAATACTGAAGGTACGCCTCACTGCCTACTCGGAAGCAATCCGCTACCGTCGTCCCTTTTACTGATGGTTGAGGGTAGGCATCATGGTTGATATCATCATCGATGAGCCCTGAATATCGTTTATCTCTATCCATTGTCATTTCTCCTATTGGGGGAAGGGCCCCCACCCCAGGATTAGGGTGAGGGCGTAGGGGTTAGCAAGAAGTAGTGACCGTGATGGTCTCTACCCGGTCATCACCCTCCGTCCCGTCTGCCCTTTCCGTGCATTTAACTTGCACGTTCAGAAGGACGGGAAGGTTAGATAGACGACTCGAAGGCCAGATGCTTTCCCACTCCCTCATTGCAGCCTTTGCAGCCGATGTAGGGCTACCCGCTGGGATATCTTTGAGGGTGTGAGGTCCGACCGTTACTTGCCAGTAGTGACGTTTCCATGCTTTCATGTTTTCTTCTCCAGTTTGAAGGAAGGCGGGGGAGGGTTACCCCTCCCCCAAGGTTTCTACTCGTCGTCTGCAAAGATGATGCCATCGTCGTCGTCGTCGTCGATGTCATCGGCTTCCGTGTCTACTTCCACGATAGTGGGAGCATCCACGGTGGGCGCATCCTTCGGTGCGTCCGCCGCTTCATTCTTCGCAGCATCCTTGTCTTCCGCTTCAATGCGCTTCAGCGCATCGTCAGCGGATAGGCCATCCTCTGCATCACAAAGCAAATACGCACGAGTACGCTGCTGCTCTTTAAGGCGGATAGCTTTACGCTTACGTTCGTACCATCCATCAAGGCGCGCATCCGCATTGGCAATGCGCTCCTCCTCCGAGAGGCGGACGTGCGGCCACAAGGAGAAGCCGTCCGAGATGGCCTTAGCCTTCGCTGACATGTCGTCCTTGTTGCCGGTGTAGCTACGCTCATGCGAGCGTCGCATATCCTCCTCGACCGTTGCCCCGATATTCGCGGGGTCAATGGTGCTGAAGTCACGGATGATGATGGGGATCCACTTGCCCGCTTGCCCGTTGGTTTTATTGGGAATGAATCGTCCATCAATCCGGTCTTTCTGTTCCGGGGTTGATGGGATAGTTTCTACGTTTGTGTCAGACATGGTATCTCCAATTGCGTCTGATAAGCCACCGACCGACACGACGTGCGCCGATAGGTGGTTGAAGAGACACAACGGAAGAACCGAGTAGAATCCTATTCGAATCCGCGCATCTGGAGGGTTGCCGTCACAACGAGGCTTTTTAGTAGGCTTCTTGAGGCACTACCAGGGACCACCCAGGGATTCATGAAAACTTGCTCCGGGGTCTCCAGTGCCCGGCCTACTCTGAAGCTACACGCACTGATACCAACGGCAAGGGGAAATAATGCTATCTCTTTCAAACAGGCTCTATGTCCAACGTTTAGCACCTGCGTTTTCTTTGCTGTGCCGTGGTATCAGACACTCGGAGCGGTAGCGTAGTGGCGTATAGCTTGGCTTTCCCCACGAGAAAAAAAGGGACTATCACCCAGCGGAAGCCTTTTCCCCCCGGGTAGCAGCGCCTACTCACGAGTAGAAAAGGACCCCCCCACAGAATACTTTGGTGACTACCACCAAAGGCACTTTCCCTCCCCAACGGCGTTTTTCCTTGTGGGGGACTCCGCTCTCACAACTACACCATTTTTGCCCATGCACTCTCATTTCTGGGCATAAGGGGGCGCGGGGCCTTCTCAGGGGCTAATATGTACTAATGCAAGGACCCTGGATGCCGCTCCTGAAGTGCTCGAAGCAGCTTCCGAAGATCGAGAAACTCAGACCGACGTTTTACCACCTGGCTTTGGCCAACGGGTACTACACACCGCATATAGAGAGGGAGCGTAGATGGACAATGTGCTCCAACCGGGCCTTTCGGAAAGCATTAGAAGTGGTTCGGTGGATGGTCTGGGAAGACAGGAATCTATGCCACGGAATGTTCCACGACGGATTCCTGGTCGCCCCAAAGAAGTGGCCCACCCAAGTACGGAGTGCGTGGGGCCTGAAGGAGCCCCCGAGTCCATATGAAACCGCATGTGCCATGCTCATCGAGCCCCAACCAGGTTTCTGGCAACTGGCGAAAGGCGCTCCAGGGAATGGTCTTCCGCAGTCGGTACTTTATTGGTGGCTTGCTGGACTCCACGAAGAAGCGATCATCAACACCTTGGGCCAAAGGAGCCGCTCTCTGATACCAAACGGCTTAGAACGCCTGATGTCCCAGTTCATCCAACACGCGATGACAAAAAAGAGGTTCGCATTTTGGGCGTTGGGTACAAACCCTATCCCAGCTTGTACATCGCGTCACATCTCTCGTGTAGCTCTCGCACTAATGGAAGGGCGAAAGATGGAGCGGAGAGGGAAAGATGTAAATAGCGGGACCAATAACGGAGACAAAAAAGCATTGAAACGATTCTTAGAGCATCCGTATGTTACGGGGCAGCTTAAGAGTGGGGTCAGAACAGCACCAATTTCACGCCCCCTATATAAAGATGGTGTGGTTTGGGGTACTCTGGAGGCGAAACTGGCTTGGCTCAAGGAGAACGCGATAGGGGGAGAACGGGTCTTGGGTGCCCGGAAGATTCTCTCCAAATACCCAAGCCAGCATCCTGACTGGCTGAAGATGACTCACGTTTAGTTATACTGGGAACATGGAAGACATTGATCTGACTCCAGAAGTCATCCTTGAGATGGCCCGCAAAGGCGAACTCCGCACTTCGAATGATCTAAAAGACTTCGGTGCAGAGATGATGGGAGCCATTGCACGGAAGGAAGTTACCGTTTCCATGGCCCGTGAAATGCGTCAGTGGGCAGAACTGGTCTACTCTCTCATCCAAATGGAGAGCATCACTGGCGGTGATTCCAGCGTGAACATCATCGGGCAGCTTGTTCAGATGAGTGGAGAGCCCGCGAAGCAAATCGTTGATACAAAAGCAGAGAAGACCCCTGAACTTGATATATTGGATGTCGAAGCCCTTACTGGCTGATGGAGACTTAAATGCCCTACACTGACAAACCCGACTACAAAGGCGCTGCCCGAGCGGCCCTCACAAACGAAAGAGTGAAAGAGCTTCCGGAAGACTACGAAGACCTCACCCCTGAGCAAGAGGCCGCACTTCCAGAAGTACGGCCCATTCGGTCAGGTCCGAGCGCTAAATATGGAAAATACAAAGGTGAGCGTGGGGATGAGTTTAGGGTTGTCAGCAGCGCGGTTGGCGGGGAGACACCCGAACAGGCCATCGGAACCCGTGAAAAGATGATTGATGAACGTATGGGAGGGATTGAGAAGAATGACGCCCATTTTGAGCGTATTATGGGGTCTTTGGCTTCTGCCCACGAGGAAGGATTAGATATTTGGGAACTTCGGAAAACCTTTGAGCTAATTGGCCAAGGTCAGCTACAATTTACTGACAAGGCAAAGCAACGGGAGGCGGTGGCATTTTACAATAAGCTAAAAAATACGCCAAGCCCAACCCTCAGAGGAGATGGAAGGCAGGAAGAAGGGCATACGGAGTTGGGCAGGGTTGGGTTTGGCCACGGCGAAGACAGGTACAGAGAAAATCTGGAGAAAGACATCAGGGAGGTTGAAAGAGAATTCCCCGAAACTAAGAAAGAGGGGCCGAAGCGGAGAGGCTTTAGGCGGGTAGAATAGTGGCCCCGTTCACTGACAAACCTGACTATGAAGGTGCTGCCAAAGAAGCATTGGAGTGGGAAGAACGCCAGAAGTACAAGGGTTTCCGAGCACCCGCAGGAATGTCCTCTGACCAAGAGGGTCGATGGAAAGCTTCCATTGATGAGCAAACCGCGCCAACGATTCCTGAACCCAAAGTGGGAGGAGCGTCTTTCGGTGATCCAACCGGAATCGTCACTAAATTATCCTCATCCCCAGAGGCTTCCCGCACTTTGTTAGAAACAGGCTCAATGCTTCCTGTCGGCCAAGTAATTCAGGCAGGTGCAGACGCTGGCGTAGCAGGAATGGACCTCTCTAAGGGTGACTATCTTGGGGCTGGGATTTCTGCTGCTGCAATTGGCCTTCCTTTTACCGCTACCGTTTTGAAGAAAATGGTTGGGACAATGAGACCATCAGCAGCAAAGGAGGTTGCACAGTCTATCTTGGCTGTGGAGACTGCTGGGGTGAAACCAGACCAGCCTGCGACCCAGACTCTCGCAGCGCGAGAATGGGCGGAGAAGGGCACTGATTCTCCCTTCTTCCGTACCTGGTCAGAAGACCTTCCCGTTTTAGAGCCCAGAAATGTGAGACGAACTCTCGTGCGCTCGAAAAAGGGTCCATGGGGAGGGCCTGACCTATTGCAGGATGACCTTCAAGATTCGATGGAACATTGGTGGGGGGGATCTGGAAGCGGGCGTCATCCTACCCGGCTTGATGAAATTGCTGCCCAACCAACTGTTTGGCGGCTCCATCATCATGCATCTCGTGGGTTCGAGGGGGATGCAATTAACCTTCGAGCAAGTGCCGATTTAGGCTTTCACATGGGAACAAAGACTGCTGCGGCAGACCGTGCCCTCGCAAAAGGACACCCTTCATATGGAGATGCTCCCCCGCCTCCACCAACTCTGGAATTCTTTTTCAAGGCTAAGAAGCTCGTGCCTCTTTTAGATGGTTGGGATCCCGAAGAAATAGCAGATGAGGCGCTTGAACATGCTCTTCGTATGGGGGATCTAAAAGCAGCTAAGGTTTTAGAGGATCTATCTGAAAGCCCGGCTCTTAGGTCTCATATAAGGGGAAACCTCGAAGAAGATAGATATGCTGTTATTCGACGTACACTACGCCAACTTGGATATGATGGCGCTGTATATGTGAACACCGTTGAGGCTCCTGGCTCATTGTCTTTTATCTCTTTCAGTCGGCTTAATGTAAAAGCGGCAGCACCCTCTAAGGAGCTTGGTCCAGTTCGTGGGACATTCAATCCCGCAGACCCGCGACTTGCTCATGGTGTTGGTGTACCAGCCGGGATAGCGATGAGAGAAAAGGCCCGAGAGGAAGAGGGCGAGTAGTGGCACAACCCAACGCACAACAAATGCTCACGTTCCTACGGAATCCGAGCAAATCTTTGCCTGCATTTGGGCAGGTGCATGACCAAAAGACCAGCAAATTTGTAAAGTATGACCCAAATCGCATCACGCATACGATGCAGACGGAAGTTCTCGACTACCTGAGCAACACGCCCAGGACTTCTGTGGGCCAAACGAAGTTTCTCACCATCCTGACTGCTCGTCAGATGGGAAAGTCTCTCTCGGTTGAGTACGGATGCTATCCGAAAGCAGCCTATTCCCCCGGATGGGACCACGTCTGCATTGCTGACAACTCAGATCGGGCTGAATATCTCCACAAACGTGTCCACCATCTCCACGGAAAGTGGCCCCAGGACATCAAATCTCCCACAGTCCACTCCAGAGAGAGCAGACAACTGACTTTCAAGCCCGACATGGGCGGAAAGATGCGTATTTTGAGCGCAGAAGCAGGTGCTGTGGGTATTGGACAGTCTCCTGACTCCTTTCATGCATCAGAATGCGCCTTCTGGGCTGACTTTTCAGGCTCTATGTTCCTCATTTGGCCTTCCTTGGCCAATCGGGATGATGCATTGGTTGTTTTTGAGTGTACTCCATGGGAAGCACGCTCAGATTGGCACGAACACTGCCTTACAGCCAAGTCCGGGGAGGGCAGGCACCTCTATAAGTTCTTCCCCTTCTGGGATGGGAAGCTAAATCGGCGTCCATGGGACAAAACATGGTCTATCCAGAACGAAGAGGTCAATTTACTCAATAAATACGGGCATTTGGGCCTAACTAAAGAGAATTTAGCGTTTCGACGCTTCATGTTGGGAACAGACCAGTTTTTGCGCCGAAAACCTGAACTCTTCAACGTTTTCTACCCATTTGACGACATAGAGTGCTGGATCATGGCTGCAAACGCAGCAATCCCCTCTCATGCGCTCGAAAGGCACCAAAAAGCGGAACTTCAAGAGTGGCGAGGGCCATATATGGAGTATGAGCGCCCAGAACCGGGTGCATACTACGTTATCGGGGCAGATCCCTGTGGTCATGCCGCCCGAGACCATGCTTCCTTCCAAGTTTTGAAATGCTACGAGGGGGAGTGGACACAGGTAGCTTGCTATGCAGAGCACTCCGATCCATTGGAATTTACGAAGAAATTGGTCGAGACGGGTCTTCGGTACAACCGGGCAAGCATCGTAGTGGAATCTAATGGTGTTGGGCAGGGTGTCCTCTCCCTTCTGCGGGATTGGAGCTACCCAAATCTATTCTATGAAGCTCGACGAAAGCCTGGGTTTACCAGTACCTCTAAATCTGTGGATGAAGCCTTGGGCTGGCTCATTGATGGCCTCTTGGATGAGCTACATTTCAAGGACAAGAACACCATCGAGCAGTTGATGTCCTACAAGAATGACAAGCGGGTAGAGGAAGGGGCCAACCAGGAGTTGGTTCGAGGCCAACCCAATAAGAGGCGTCGGGACCGGCACCACTGGGATAAGGTCTCAGCACTCATCATGGCCATTGTAGGCGCTCGTTGGGCACCGCGTCGAACACGTCCATCGAGTGGAAGCCCAAAAGATAACGTTATTGATTTCCGTCCGATGACGTATGATGAGCGAGTCCAACATCATAAGGACATCGATAAGAGTAAGAACAAGCGCCGGAAAAAATACTGGCTTTAGAAAGTGTTACACTTATTTCCAAATTGAAGGGGAAATTCTCATGTCGAACGAAGAGAAGAAAGAAAAGAAAGAAGAAGCGTCCAAGACTGAAAGCCCTTTTATGGCCCATGCCAAGGAGCAGCGAGCAAAGCTTGGGAAGCGTGTCAATAAGCCTTTTGGTGCTGACCTGAAGGGTGCCGCGAGGGAAGCCATTGAGGACGACAAGAAGAAGAAGAAAAAGATAAAAGAAGGTTTACCTTCTCCATCTGAGTGGGCGTCCAAGGAGAAGGAGAAGGAGAAGAAGGCAGGGGCTCAGGACTGATGGCCCTCGACAAGAAGAAACTCAAAGCGATCATCAACGCCCACGTCTCAAAAGCTCAGAAGGAGCACGCAACTTGGGACAAATGGCGTGCATGGTATCGGTCTGAGTTCTGGGGGGAACTCCAGAATGAAGATAGTGATAGTCTTCTTGTCGAAAACAACTACCTCTATGCTTTCACTGACACGATGGTGGCGAGTGTTACTCCCCCCACACCTCGGGTTACCTGTGTCCCCCGAAAAAAGGATGAAGAGACTGCGCTGGCTGCCCAGTACAGGGAAGCTCTCATCAATGATGTTCTCTACCGTTGTGATGCCCATGAGATTCTGTGGCAGATGTCCACCTTTTCTTCTGTGTATGGACGCTCGATCATAAAGGGTGTTTGGAACTTCTCAAAGAATCGACCTGACTTCCTCGTTATCGACCCTCGATACTTCTTCTTCGACCTTAGCGTTCGGCGTTGGGACGACATTCGCTATGCAATCGAGGTCACGACGCTGACCAAAGCGGAGTTCTTTGCTCGGGTAAAAGGGAAGAGCAACACTATTCAATATGATAAAGCAATCGCGGATAAGGTCCGGTTTGGGTCTTTCCCCAAGTGGTTGTCAGACAAGGAAGACACTTCCGTCAAATTGAGTGAGGAAGTCAAGAAAGTCTTCGAGTGGGTAGTTATCTATGAGGTCTACGACTTCACGCGAGACCGTTACTACCACATGATTGAAGATAGCGAAGAACCGCTGTTTGAAGGCGACCTTCCCTATACATTCGTTCGGAATCCTTTTGATTGTCTAATGTTCAACGACAATCTTGCTGACATTGGTGGTATGGCTGATAGCCAGTTGGTTGAACGGCAGCAGCGGCGACTGAATGAATTAGACACGTTGGAACTTCGCCATGCACAGGCTTCCGTTCCCGTCACAATCATCAATGAAGCTCTCTGTGACAACCCAGAAGACTTTGTAGACCAAGTTGCTACTGCTACAAGTCCTGGAGACGTTGTTCGTCTTATGGGCAAGAACGCTGCACCTGTAGGAGACATTCTTGGGACGACGCCAACGGCTTCGCTTGTACCTGAATTTAGTAGCATTCGAACTCGCATCGAGAGCACGATCCAGTTTGTACTGGGCATACCTGACTATGCTCGTGGCGTGGCTGGGTCATCAGAGGTAGCAACTGAACTTGCGCTTCTGGATTCGGCAATGCGGACCCGCTTGGGCCGTCGAACGAAGCTTATCAATGGAATCCTCCAGCACATGGCTCGCACGATTGTGGGTCTCTACGAAGAATTCCTGAATTCATTCGAGGAAATTCCTGTTCGAGTATCTGGGCAAAAAGAAGCGGTGACGGTTGCTCGAAAGCACCTCTCAGCACGCGACCCAGGTAAAGCCGACCAGATGAAGGCTCGTGGCGAGAACATCGAAGAGCCCCTTGATATTGACTACGAGGTTGTTCCCTACAGCCCCACAGAAAACTCTAAGGCTGCGCAGACCAAGAAGCTCACTCAGTTCATGGACTTGTTCCTCCAATCTCCGCATATTGACCAGCGGCGTTTGATGGTTCACCTTTTGGAGCTTTTGGATATTGGAAAAGATGTCCTTGTTTCCGAAGAAGTGGTCCAGGCGCAGCAGGCACAGCAAGCACAGATGCAAGAACTGGAAGGGAAGGCAGCAGAAGCGGGTGGTAAGGCTGCGGAAGAGATTCCAGGAACAGAAGACGCTCTCGCAAACGGGGGAGGGGCACCGGGTGGTCCATCGCCAATTCCCCCAGAAGCAGTTTACGGAATGGCGGGAGGCGCAGGCGTCCCCGCTCCTGAAGGAGAAGCCTAATGGCCAATGGATATGATCGGCAAGAAGCTGCACGCGCAGCCCTAAATGCTGAGTCTGCAGAGAAGTCTGCGATGGGCTCGCTACAGGTTGAACCGTGGGAAAAGGTGCCAGACGCCTTTCCCCCCTTGGAGCCAGCAGCCGTACCTCCCGAAGCTCAATGGGCGCAGGATCAAATGAAGACGATGGGTGAGGCCCAAGAGTTGAAGCCATCAGATGTTGAGGCGGACTACGTCCCCCAACCGGGCATCACTCCTGAACCCGAAGAAGATGATATTGAGCGGCAGTATTTCCGCCGAAACATGCAACCATTTGCCGACACAGCACTCTCTCAGATGTCTACGGATGAGCTTATGCAGGGGAGGGGACGTCTTGCTCTTACAATGGCAGCCGCAGGATCGGGCACAGATCCTATCGATGCTACTCAGGAAAAAGCAAACAACGCACTTCTTGAGCGTATTGACCAAGAGCTTAGGATGCGCGGGCGGGCTTTCTAATGGCTCTCTTCCAAAAACAAGCTGACATCAAAGCTCTGAAGCAGTATTCGCAGGAGCAACAAGCACTCCCTGTGGACCAGCGAGCCGCTACACCCACCTCATGGCGCAGCGCTGCCGCACCCGTCACAGGACAGGGCGTTTATGAGTATGCATCTCCAGAGCATCGAAAGGCTGAAAAGCGGGTGGCGAAGGAAATGGCCCAACAAGAGATTGAAGCCATCGGAGATCCCCAAGAGCCGGGAGATATCGACCAAAGAAACCGTAGGGCTCGGAACCAAGCGCTCGTACAGCGGGCTCGTTCAGAACCCAATAAGAAG